CGTTACTCCTTAATTACTCTCGTCTATCGCAGCAAGCTCGCGAAGAAAATTTAAGTGCCGCCAATCGATCCCGTGTCAGAGTCCATGTCAGCTTGGCCTGTGTCTGGGCCTGCTGGATCTGCGCCGCCGCCGCTTTCGTCGATGCCCGCAAGCTCCCGCATAAAGCTATTGACCACAAAGTCTCTTGGGATTGGCTGGCCTTCTCTAACGCCACCCGTGAAAACGGCATTTCCGCTAGTAATCTTCACGCTGTTACCGTCTTTATCTTCACCGTAACCTCCGTAAAAGTTAATGGGCGAGCCAGTGTATAGGTACGAGGGGTTTTCGGAATCGCTTTCTGGATCACGCCTGAAGAAGTCGCCAATTTGAATGTAGTTATCCTGCTCGCCCAAGTTCGCCTGACCAAGGCTGTTCATAAACTGGTTGTACTCACCCTGAGTAAACCTCATCTCTTCGGGCTGCGCGCCTTCAACGGGCATTTCCACGGAAGAAGAACCCATGCTAACAACGGGCGCGGCTGGGGCAGGCACGGTCGGCGCGGCAGGCGCACCAAGGGGCGCACCAAGGGTTGGAGCAACAGGCGCGCCAAGGGGCGGAGCGACAGGCGCAGCAAGAAGCGGACCCGCAGGGGCATTATTAACTAAGGACCCAAGGCCAATCGGAACTGGCTGATATTTGAGAGGGGTAGCCATTATAAATCTCCGCGCCTATTAAGGACTTTCATCGATCGCAGCAAGCTCGCGAAGAAAGTTATTGACCACAAATTCTTTTGAGACTGGCTGGCCCTTTCGTTTTCCGCCTGGATGAAAGGCCTTGCCGCTAGTAATCTTCACGCTTCGACCCTGCTCATCTTCACCGTACCCACCATAAAAGTTAATAGGTGAGCCTGTGTATAAGTACATAGGATTTTCATCATCGCTTTCTGGATCACGCCTGAAGAAGTCGCTAATTCTAATAGATTCAGATTGATTTCCCAGGTTCGCCCTAGAAAGGGCACGACCAAAATCTGCGTACTCACCCGCAGTAAACCTCATTACTTCAGGCTGTGCGCCTTCAACAGGATCAACAGGCGGAACAATGACGGTATCGTCAGGCGCAGGAGCGTCAGGCGCAGGAGCATCAGGCGCAGGAGAATTTAATAACGACGCAACCCCGCCGATTGGAACTGGCTGAAAGTTTTTAGGCGTAGACCTCGTCATCATTGGCATTATAAAACTCCGAGCGGTATCATTAGGTGCTCATCGGCGTTGGTGCCTGCTTGGTAGACTTAGCAGGCATATTCAGGAAGGTTAAAACTTCTTGCTCTAGCATGTCGGCAGGGACGATGTCTCGACCGAACTCCCGCCTAAACGCTACTTCAAAGTCCGATACAGTACCATAATTGTCCGCTATTATTTTCATCTCCGCGCCCGTGTACCCCATGTCTTCGGCTTTGGGGTCGGCTTCGCCGCCGCTTTCTTCAAAGGCGGTAGGTGGTTCGGAAGCCCCTGGGTCAGCATTATTCCCGCCTACAGTTTCATTAACTGCGCCTACGGGGTCGGACATTCCAGCAGTAGGATCGTTAATGTCCGCATCCACAGCGTCTACACTTGCCTGACTCGGCCCGCCCAGAGCTTCCGCCATCTTGTCTTCAAAGCTTCTAGGGTCCACGGGGATAGCCATGTCCATGAGGCTCAAAGCACTAGAAAAAGGCATCGCCACCTTGCCCGCAGCAACTATGCCAGACGTGATCCCACCCATCAGCGAGTTGGCGAAAGACGGCTCCGTCAGCTCGTTTATATGGTTTTGGACGGTGGTGGGATTAAGAGAGTGCCGCGCGTCGACCATTGATTGGATAGCCTGACTTCGACTTTGATTTGTCGCCTGAGCAACTCGATCAACCTGGCTAAAACCGGCCTTTCCTGGCGGCTCGCTGTAGCCGTCCGTGTAGCCAAAACCGTAGCCACCGAGACCACCAATCCCCATTTGTGCTACTTGACCAGGGCTAATCGGGCCACCTGGATGACCTTGAAAGCTCCTACCTTCAGGATCGCCAAAGCCATGAGGGGAATCTTTCCTATCAGCCGTTTCGTCAACGCCTGGAGACGTGGCCCCCATTTCTGATTGGTCCCCGCCCGCGGGAGCAGATACACCAGCAGGATCGTCAACGTCGTCAGGTTCACCGCTAAGGCCAGCGTCAGCAAAAGCCTGTGGCAAGCCCGTAAGGTCGTTCATTGGATTGTCGGTGCCCAGCGACGCAAACTGTTCTGGTGACATATGAGCCACCATGCTGTCGCCGTTAACCCCAGCGTTAGCCAGAGACGCAAGGCCACCCATACCCGCCGCGCCACCGCCGCTTACCACGCCTTCAACGGCCTGCGCCACTTCACGCGAAACGTCACCAGGAATAACCATTTTCATGCGAGTCTTAGTGGACGACGCGCCAGCGCCGTCGGGCATGAACGTCGAGAGTGCGTTATTAATATCACCGCACATCGAGTTGTATTTATCAGGGTGTAGTCCCGCGACACCAGCCATCATAAATGTCTTCCACCAAGAGTTCTTTGCAGCGTATTAGAAAGAACGGGTCTCTCGTAAACATTCACCCAGCCGTAGCCGTCATAAGTCTGAAGAACGCCNAGGCTATTNTTAAAAATCTGANCGCCTACGTTTGGGTTAACCAGATTGTCACGTTCCGCACTAGTATACGCTTTGGTTGTTTTTCCGTCCAGTATGCGTATCCGACGGTTCTGCTCGTCCGAATCGTTCTGGGATACGTCAACAAAATCTCTAGCCCACTGGTTGACTTGAACGCCTACATCAGGAAATCTACTCATCTATAGCCCCCTTGCGTGATGTCCATCCGTATGTCGCCAAGACGCCAATCGTCACCAACGCCGTTGTTGGATATTTTCAACGACACCTGCCTAGCCTGCACACGGTAGTCGAGCTTTGACGTGGTTTCCGTAACCTGCCGACTAGCTTCCGTAGTCTGCGTAGCCACAGGATACCTGCGATGCCTGACCTGAAAGAATACTGAACCGCCCGAAGACAACGTAACGTCAGGAACGATACGCCTAAGCTCCAGGACGCGCTCACCGTCTTCTAAGTCAAACGGTGCGCTGGTGATGGACCCTGAAAAAACTGCACCGTTGGCGTCCACGCCATTTTCATGCGAGTACAAGTACGTGTCGGTGCCCGCCATATAAGGCTCGTCATACACGCCCCTATCGATCATCGCGCTGCGATCGAACGTACCCACAGACCACACGTTCTCCACGTAGTTATAGGTTACGTAACGATCGCACTCGTCAGAATCATGCGGGTAGAGCCACCATATTTCATTGAACATAGAATTATGGGACGCATAAACTTTCTCACGCTGGGCGGCGTCAATGTTGTCAAAAATGTGATCCTGAACTGGGCACGGAATAACCTGTGGCTGACCACCACCATACATATAAAACTGTTGGTTAGACGCCATCCAGTAGGCGCGACCGTCAACAATCGCCGCCGCGTTAGGACCCACTAAACCGCAAGACGTACCCGCAAGTTGGAACTCGTGGACAAAGTCGATGTCACCAATGTGCCTAGCCGTGTACAGCGAGTGATCGGTCCATATTAGATTGACAAGCCTAGTGGATTTACCCGCGACGATAAGGTTTCCTTCGGCCAAGACGACGTCGCCCGCTAGGTTAGTCGCCGTAGTCACGTAGCTAGTAGAGTCTTCCTGATCCGAAAACATAACCCGCATCGGGTTATACGTTCCCGTTGTCCCAGTGGCGTCCATGTCTGTGCCAAGCAAAAACACGTGCCTCTGCGGGCTAACAAACATAGACCCTATGCTGGTGGGCGCGGTAGTCACACGCGCGGCCACGGCAGTCGTGGACAGAGACCATTGGTACAGACCTTGGTAACGAGGCACCAGCAGCAGGTTCTCGCCAAAGTTCGCGGCACTCGTCGTGCGCGCCTGCAAGTCACTAGCGGATCTCGCAGTCGACCACGTAGAGCTACCCCACGTACCCGTGCCCCAGCCCAGTCCAGGGACACCGTCCTCGCGCCCCGTGGTTAGCTCGTAGATAAATGTAACGCTAGCACCGCCGCCCGTTGCCGTGCTGCTTGCGGCAGAACTAGCCGTTATGACGTAAGCGTTCGCGCTAGTCACACTGGTGACGGTGAACGTAGCGTCTAGGTCAAGACCGCCTACGGCGTCACCCGAAGCAAAAGCTACGTAGTCACCCGCCGCCACACCGTGGTCGGTATGAGCCACCGTCACAGCAGTAGATTCGTTAGCGGTCGTAAACGGGTCTGACCCAAGGGAACCGCTGGATCTAACAGGCGTAATGTCGTGGATGGACCCGCCCGTGAAGACATAGTTCTTAACGTGCGTGTTTAAACTTAGGTACTTAATCGAACTATTGTCACGCCACGCATGCATGCCGCGCACCGTGCCCGTAAACGTATCATCGGTGATCTTAACAAAACCACCAATTTTCTGTGGTCTGGCTCGACGAAACCGCACGTGGTCGCCGTCGGTCCACGTACCCTCTTGAGAATACTCCGTATCGTCTTTGACGATCCCAGGTCTAAATGGTACGCGGCGCATAACCATGGCTAGTACACAATCGACGTTATGTGGAAGACCATGCCAGCCGAGAGAGCCTGACTGTATCCAGCGTAGACTACGGCGCTGCCTTTAAGTTCCCAAGGCTCTGCTTCGGATATCGGTCTAGCGGGATCGTTATTCCAGCAAAACTCAACAGGGATCGGCGCGCTGGACGCAGACACAGTGTTGGCAGCAATGGTCTTGCTTAGCGCTAATCGCAACGTCGACCCGCCGTCCGTCGACACCCAGATGTACAGCACCCCAGCCGTGCAGGTAGCACGAGGAATAGCCCAGATTTTGGTTACACGGTTGCCTTCAGCATTAGCCGTCAGGATCGTAACGGTGTTGTCTGGACTGTCATCATTAAGGCTGGCCGTCGCCGCCGTCGTGACGCCGTAACCGTGAGCATGTGTTTGGGGATAAGCCGCAGAAGTTGTCTTAGCCATTAAACCATCCCAAGGTGAGCGTCTGCATGCCGATTGCCGCTATTGTCGTTCCCGCAAGCAGGCCACCGATAAGGATCTCAACAAACGGAATAACTGGCGTTTTCCCCACGCTGTAGTACAGCTTATGCTCGACCACCCAACACAACGGACCCACCGCAAACAGCGCCACGCAGGGCAGTGCGAACCAGGGGTTGGCAAAGTAAAAGCACAAGGCGGGTATCAAGAAC